CCTTATAGAGATCCATATGATAGCTTCATTGCTGGGAAAGAAAAAAGAACAGGAAGATTATATTTTCTCATTGATAAAGAAAATTATCATTATTGTATTAGTGGTATGTATTTAGATAGTTATTTTTGTAAGGATGATATAGGTTATGGATTTTATCCAACAAAAAAACATTACAATCTGAATAGTTTAGATTACGAAAACAGAGAAGTTCGTGTTTTAGAATTTTACATGGAAAGACGAGTAGAAGAAGATCGATCAATAGAAAAAGTCAGAGAAACGAATTTTTATATAAAATTTAAGGCAGAAGAATTTTATGATACTAATAATGATAAAAATTATGTGAAAATTTACAAACCAGAAATAATTGAAAAAGAACCAAATAATTACGATGATGAAAACAAAATTTTTGAAAGTGCTAATTACGATAATTGAAAATTTAATTTTAATTGATTGACATCTTAAACCCGATTGAAGAGGTAATTTTACATGAAAATTTTAAATGGAGATGAGGATTTGTTGGAACTTAAAGATGAGAATTATAAACAGAATTTAGAACAAATATATGACAAATTGGATGCAGAGGAAAATGCATATATTCCTGTCAGACGTTTAATTGAACTATTTGTTAAACTTGATAAAGAATATAATCATCAGCCTTGGGATTTACTTCAGATATTGAGATGTATTGACGTTATTTGTCCTATTTATATTGATGACGAAGATGAGGAGTAAAATTATGTATCAAAGTTGTAAAAAATGTGGAAGTACTTCATTGCATACAGAACATAAGGGAAACAATACCGGACTGTATTGTGATGATTGTGGAGCCTGGATTAAATGGCTTGGGAAAGATGAATTGAGAGCTTTTGAGCATTCAAAGAAAAATATGGATAATCATTCTGCTGAAAATGCAGTTATTGAAAGGCTTAATAGATTTTTAGACGGAATCGATGAAGCAATTGATTGCGTTTATGAAACACCTACAGCAGAGCACGATAAGATAATCTATAATAATGCTTATTGTTTTGCTTTAGAAAAATGTGCGGCTGCAATTAAAAGAATTATCGATGGGAAAGAATTCAATGATTGATATTGGGGCTGATATTGAATTTTACTCAGAAGATCATTCGTGGGCTGTTGTGTGTATTGCTGGTAAACCTGAATATGTAAAATTCATTTCATTAAGTAAAAACGATTCCAGAAGTGTTATTGATTTTCTTAAACGGTTTCAATATTCAAAGCATATTGTTGATAGTCCAATAGGATTTAGACGTATGTTGAATGATTATTTTTTATAAGAAAGGATAAGTTGATATGGGAGCAAAAGCAATCAGAATTGATGAATTAACATTCTTATCATGCCGATATGCTGATTTCCCTTGTAAGCCTAATTGTAAAAAATACAAAGAAGGCACGATTTTTGATGAGGATAAATCATTAAAATGGAATAGAGAAGAAGGTGTGAAGAAAAATCTTTTTATGATGAAGTTAAAAAAACTTAATCGTAAAAAGAATCAAATGTATACAGAGTTAGTTCACATAATTAAACAGTATATTATACAAGAAACAAATGTTACGTGATGGACATCATATGCGTAGATCATCGAGTTGTTTTTAAAATAGTAAGTTGAAGGAGAATGTATATGATTTTAGCATTGTTTATAGGATTTTTTATGGTTGGCTTAATATTGTTTGTAATAGGATTTAAATATTGGAATCCGAATAAGAGCAGAGCATCGAAATTTCTTTTTGAACATGATGCTTTTTTTCAAAATCTTGGCTCTGTTATGATGCTCATAAACGGAATAATCGTCCTTATTATAGTACTTGGTTTAAGCTGCACTTACGAAAGTGCCGGAGCAAATGCAGAAAAATTGAAAGAAGAATATAAGGCAATTTTGTATAAGGCGAATAGTGACGATTTCGGGTTATCCAATAAAGAAGTCATTGATGAAATTCAAGAATGGAATATGACTCTCGTATATTATCAAGAAATGAAGAAAAATATTTTAACCGGAGTGTTCTACCCAGATTTATATGGTGAACTGGATAAAATAGAATACGAAAATACCGGAGCATTAGAGGAGAAACTAGATGATAAAAGATAAATATATAAGTGTGATAACGAATTTTGGGTGCCATTACTCTTGTCCATATTGCATTGTAAAGAACAACAATCTTCAGATACCAATAAGCACGATTGAGGGACTGAATTTTTTGAAAGAAGAGACTGAGAGAAACCAGTGCAATTGGGTATCGTTATCTGGTGGCGGAGATCCTTTGTGGAATTTTGCGGGAAATGCAGAATGGTATAAAAAATTCTTTGATATTGCTTTTGGTAAAGTCAAAATAGAACTACACACGAGTATGCCAAACGTAGAGGGCGTACCATATGAACGCTTTGACAGGGTTGTGTATCATTTACATAGTTTTGAACAGCTTCAACTGGTACAGAGGTCAAAGAACGAAATCGTTAGAGTCGTATTCGTAGTAACGGAAAACTTCACAGAGGATTGGATCAACAAAATAGCGGTGTATTGTCATAATTCAAACAATATCGATGAATTAAGTTTCCGGCAAATGATGGACGACCATTATCAGGAAACAGATTATTGCAAAGAATATCTGAGAGAAGGACATCAAAAATTGTGGTGGTATATTGAACAAAATGATTATAATTTATACTACTGCGAAAATAAAGTATATACGGAGTATAAGAAGATAGGAGAATAAATTTATGCCAGTAAAAGATGATTTAGAAAAACGAATGAAAACTTTTTACGAACAAGTACCAAAAACAAAGCTTATGAGAAGGTGCCCAGTTGCTGTACGGATTGACGGAAAATCATTCCGTACATTTACAAAGAATTTCCAGAAACCATTTGACGAAGTGTTAATTAGAACGATGCAGGACACTATGAAGTATCTTTGTGAGAATATTCAAGGATGTGTCCTTGGATATACACAATCAGATGAAATCACTTTGATTCTTATAGATTACAAGAAACTAACTTCTTCCGCCTGGTTTGACTATGAGGTGCAGAAAATCTGTAGTATTGCAGCAAGTATGGCTACAATGAAATTTAATCAAGTTTTCAAAAAGTCATCTTATATAGAAGCTGAAAATCTTGAGGTGGAATGTAGAAGAAATCCAAATCTTAAAAATAGAGATTATTTAACAAAAATTTCGAGTGCGTATAGCAAAGCAGCAGAAAAAGGTGCTACGTTCGATGCTCGTTGTTTCAATATTCCGAAAGAGGAAGTAACAAATCTTTTGTATTGGAGGCAATCGTGTGCTTCTCGTAATTCAGTTCAAATGGTTGGACAAGCCAACTTTTCTCATAAAGAATTACAGAATAAAACATGCAGCGACATTCAGGATATGCTAATGACTCAGAAAGGTATTAACTGGAATGAACTTCCTACACATCAAAAAAGAGGAAGTTGCTGTATTAAAACTTTAGAATCGGTAAGCGATAGCGAAGAAAACAAGAATGGAACCAAAAGACTTCATTGGATAATTGATACAGAAATTCCAATCTTTAGAGGGGAAGGTAGAGAGTACATTGATAAATTAGTTTATGTAGGAGAAAAATAAAGTGGCGAAAAAGAAAGGTTTTGGAGTAAGTCCTATCACAAATAGAATCTATTATGGAACTCAAGACACAGAAAAACATATGTGGACTGGACAAAAGACAGATGTTACTGATGACGCAATAGTAGCCGTCTATGAATGGTTCATGGGTAATATGGAGAATAACAATGAAGAATATTCGATTACATACCCATCAACGGAATTTGAGTTAGTAATGAGAAGAAAGGAAATCAAAAAATGAACGACATGAAAACAACTAAAGGAAATACAAACTGGAAAGTATTCACTATTACAGCAGCCGGAGTACTGGCAGTTGTCTTAATGATATTTGTTTGGATTCAATCCATTCAAGGAAAAGCGATTACATACGAGGAACAAGTAAATACAGCTCAATCAGATATTAAAGTTCAGGAAAAGAGGAGAATTGACTTGGTATATAATCTTGCTGACTGTGTAAAGCAGTATGATAAACATGAGTCAGAAACACTAAAAGCTATCGTTGATGGCAGAGGGTCAACTGGTGATATCGAAAATGTTTCAACAGCTATTACAGCAGTTACAGAATCATATCCGGAACTCAAGTCTGATAAAAATTATAAAACTCTTATGAATGAATTGTCTATAACAGAAAATCTTATAGCTGAATATCGCAGCAATTATAACAAGCAAGTCAAAGTTTATAAACGATATGTAAGAAATCCAATAAAAAAGATGTTTTTAAATTTAACTGGATACGAAAAACAGGAATATCAATATCTTTCTTATGATGTATCTTCCGATGCACCACAAAATCTATTTGGAGAAGAGGAATAGTATATGTTAGATGGAGGTTTTAAGTTTGAAAGTTTTGAAATAACAAAGCGAGAAATTTTGGCAAGTGTCTCCATCGTCGCTGTTATGATTCTTATTGGTGTTCTGATTTCTTTCAAGATTTCGGAACACCAAGCAGATCAAAACGAGATATACAATAAGGCTGTTAAAATAGAAAGTCAGGAATTATTTCGATATGGAATGGACACTAATATAGGAAATGCCTTTGTGTATGGAGAATTAAAAGTTATTGATCCAGTCACATACCCTGAAATTGGTGGAAAATATATGCGTGTTGCAAAAATCAAAGAAAAATATACAAAGCACACCAGAACAGTGACTTATACAACAGGAAGTGGCAAAAATAAGAAAACTCATACAAAACAAGAAACATACTGGACTTGGGATGAAGTCGATAGAGAAAGTATTCAGTGTAAGAAAATTTCATTTTGCGGAATAAAATTCAAATCCAATAAAATTACATTTCCAAGTAGCAAGTATATTGAAACGATTAAGAAATCAAATCATATAAGATATAAATATTATGGAGTAAGCGAACAACACATAGGGACAATTTTTGCGGATTTGCGGAATAAGACAATTCCGGATAAGACGCATTTTTACGAAGACATGAATATTGAGAAGACAGTCGATTATTTAGAATCTGGCGATATCTTGCTAATATTTTTCTGGTTTGTTTGGATAATTCTTATAGTTATAGTAGTATTTATATTTTATTACGCAGATAATGAGTGGTTAAAATGAAAGGAAGATCATCATATGGGATGTCATACATACTTTAGCCGACCGATAACCGAAGAAGAATTTCAGAAAATGAAAGAATACGCACCAACGGAAATCTACGAATTTACCGGAAAATCTAATCTTAATTATATGTATGATCGAGAATTGTACAACAGACTGATGAAATCTTATATGTTAAATGAGCCTTGTGTTTACGGTTATTATTGGTGGCAACTTGGTTATGGCTGTGGAAATCCAGAATTAGGTAATATAAACATTATAAAAGTTAATAGAAAACTTTTTGTTGAAGTTGATGAGTATTATGATTTGTTTCGAATAGGACATTATCCTAGAAAAATCATTATAAACCGGAAAGAATTGAGAAAATATCTTAGAAAGAGGTACTTCCAATTAACAGATGAACAATTAGAAAAGATATCTGAGTTCTTTAAAAGATACCCAGGTGGGGTGATTACCTTTGGATAAAGGCGGTGTATAGGTGGGAAAAGCTAAAAGAAAACCAAAGCCTCAACCACCAAAATGAATTTTGGCTAGATTTGGATGGTTGTTGGTTATGTAAGAATAGAAGAAATTGTGGCAACTGCAAAGTATTAAAGAAGATTGTAGTAAATGAAAAGAGAAAGGAAAGAAAACATGACGTTAAACGAGATTGTTAAAAAGATTTTAAGCATCGATTCAAATAATATGGCAAATCCCGAATATTTGAAGCAACTTGTGGAAAATTATCCAGAAGAGAAAGAACTGCTGATTGAGCATTTGATGGATTATTTTATGTATGAAAAATTAGGTTTATGTAGATGTGGCTCACCAGAGGTTTCATATGAAGTTATAAGAAGATATCTTCATATTCGTAAAGATGCACATGATGGCAATCTTCCTTACGATGAAATCTGTGACAGATATATGTCAGACTTACATATTGATAGTTCTGATAAATTACAGTACGGGACGTTGCAATTCCTAATGTATAGCTTAGATTCGTGTGGGTTCACAGAACATGGTAGTAGTATTCGTGGATGCTGGCTCACAGAAAGCGGAGAGATGCTTATGATAGTTCTGGATGCCTGGCATGAATATATAACTAAGAAATAACTGTTTTCTTTGAGCTATTCTGCTCAAAATACCACAAGGAAATTAAATTAAATAAAGAGAAATTTATGAATATTGATTATATTTTATCTACTATATAATTATGTTCTTATTTGTTACTAACTATGAAAATAGGTAATGTTATTATAAATTTTAGGAATTTTAGATAGAAATATACATTAAAATATGCAATTAAAAAAAAGAAAAAGGGAAAATAAATGTTGAAAATTAATGAAATATATAATGAAAATTGCCTCGAAGGTATGAAGAAAATTGACAATAAATCTATTGATTTTATTTTTACAGATCTTCCATTTTCAACAACACAAAATTCGTGGGATATTATGATTCCATTTGATAGTTTGTGGAAACAGTATGAACGAATCATTAAAGATAATGGGTGTATAGCATTGTGGGCACAATCACCATTTGATAAAAAACTTGCTTGTAGTAATGAAAAATTATATAGGTATGAATGGATTATCGAAAAAACAAAAGCAACTGGACATTTAAATGCAAAGAAAATGCCAATGAAAGCTCACGAAAACATTTTAACGCACCCTCAAGAATTCCCTCGCTTCTAAAGTGATGGTTGAATTGAGCATAGAGAAGATCATAGAGAATAAGATAATACAACAAAAAACGGAAAGGAGTGATTATAGATGTTAATGGCATATAAATACCGGTTATACCCTAATAAAGAACAACAGGAATATTTTGCAAAATGTTTTGGATGTGTGCGGTTTATCTATAATCGTATGCTTTCAGATAAGATTGAGTATTATAAAGAAACAAAGCAGAAACTCAATAACACACCGGCTCAATACAAGAAAGAATTTGAATGGCTGAAAGAAGTGGATTCTCTTGCATTAGCAAATGCACAGATGAATTTACAAAAAGCATACAATAATTTTTTCAAAAGACCGGAAGCAGGATTTCCAAAATTCAAGAGTAAGAAAAATCATAATTATTCTTATACTACGAATAATCAAAAAGGAAATATTTATGTGTCTGATAGATATATCAAATTACCTAAGATTGGATTGGTTAGAGTAAAGAAACATAGAAATTTTGATGGATTGATTAAGTCAGTTACGATTTCACAAAACCCTTCTGGAAAGTATTATGTTTCTGTTTTAGTTAATCAAGAAGACAAAGAAAAATTACCTATTAGTGATAATGAAATAGGAATTGATCTTGGTATTAAAGAATTTGCTATTACTTCTGATGGTGAGATGATTGCTAATCCTAAGTTTCTTAGAAAATCTGAAAGCAGACTAAGAAAACTTCAAAAGGATTTATCTCGTTGTAAAAAAGGAAGTAAAAACAGAGAAAAATGCAGAGTTAAAGTTGCAAAACAACATGAAAAGATTGTCAATCAAAGAAAAGATTTTTTACATAAATTATCTACAAGAATTATTCGTGAAAATCAAACGATAGTAATTGAAGATTTACGTGTAAAGAATATGATGAGCAATCATAAGTTAGCAAAATCTATTGCTGATGTATCCTGGAATGAATTTGTTAGACAGTTGGAATATAAGGCTGATTGGTATGGACGAAAAGTTATTAAGATTGATACATGGTATCCTTCTAGCCAGATATGTTCTAATTGCGGTCATAGAGATGGTAAGAAAGCATTATCCGTACGAGAGTGGACTTGTCCTGTTTGTGGAACTCATCACGAAAGAGATATAAATGCAGCGATAAATATTCTCAAAGAAGGTTTGAGAATGAAAACGGCAGGAACTGCCGGGATAGCCTAAGTAAACTTGTCTCATTAGAGATATTGATTAGGAAGCTCCGACCTTTAAACGATAACGTAGGTCGTGAGTAGTTCACTCCTTGATTCATGTGCAGGAAGTTGTACAACTGCAATTGCAGCAATAAACACAAATAGAAATTATATATGTTTTGAGAAAGATGACAATATTTTTAAAATTGGTAATCAAAGAGTAGCCGATCACATATTACATAAATCAAAAGGAGAATGAAAAATATGAAAAAATCTGAACCAAAAATGATTCTTAATGTATCTGTTGTTGATGAAGAATTAGAAGCAAAGATTGAATCTGCAATGGATAAATATGTACAAAATATTGTAATTGAGAAACTCGATGACACAATTATCAAGTTTGTAAAGAGAAGAGTAAATCAATTAATTAATAGTTATAGTTGGTCAGGTGAAAGCAAAATTAAAGGTAAAAATCTAAAAGATTATATTAAAGAAGAAACAAATGAAGTAATTGAAACTAATGTGAAAGAAATCATTGACGAGAAAACCAAAGAAATTATCACAAAGAAAATTGCAAATCTTTTGTCTGAATAGAGAATAAAAGAATGTAAAGTAAATTAAAAAGTTAAGACTTGAATAAAATAAAGGAGATTTTATATATGAGATTATCGAATAAGTGGATTAACGGAGATTGTTTAAAAGAACTAAAAAAAATGGATGCTGAAACGGTAGATATGATTATTACTTCACCGCCATATCATAATCTAAGAGTATACAGTAATGATCCATGCGATTTGAGTAACTGTGAAAGTTATGAGGAATATTATTATCTTTTAGGTCTTGTAATTGCAGAATGTGAAAGAGTATTAAAGCCGGGTGGAAAATTTATAATGCAGTTTGAAGATTATAATTATACACTTGGTAGGGATAATCGAAGAGGTAAAGAATCCCTTGTTGGAGAAATTAATAAAATGTTCATTGATAACGGATTTGTTCTTTGGAGCGAAATTTGTTGGGAGAAATATACACCACAAAGAGCCATGATTTCAGATGGTTCATTATGGTATAGAAATCTTAAAGTAAGAGATGCAATTATCGCAGCAAACTTTGGATATGTATATGTGTATAAAAAGAGTACAACTGGTGAAATGGAAAAAGAAAGCGGTTCAGATATTACTCTTGAAGAATGGGCTACATACGCTTCTGGTGTATGGAAAATTCCTAATACGTCAGTTGGTGGTGCAAATCACATGACACCATATCCATATGAATTATGTAAACGTCTTATTAAATTATATTCTATTCCTGGTGATGTTGTACTTGATCCATTTGCAGGTAGTGGAACAACAAATAGAGCTGCGATTGAAAATGGTAGAAACGCTATTGGAATTGAATTAAATGAAAAATTCTACAATGCGGCACAGGAAATTTTTGATAAGTGGGATGATTCTATTTTTGAATGTGACGATAACCATGATAAGATGATTGATCGTTTTAAAGAACAGCTTGCTATTGGAGAACTCAATAAAGAAAAAGGCAAAGCTGAAAAAGAAGAACAGAAACAGATGAGAGATAGAAAGAAAGAACTTCGTGCAGAAATTAAATTACTTGAAGAACAGTTAAATGCTTTAGGTATGAAGAAGTCAGAGATTAAAAAGTTAAAAGAATCTGTAAAAGATGAGGTATCTGAATAATTGGAAGAAATTTGGAAAGATGTATCTGAATTTAAAGGGTTTTATCAAGTAAGTAATTTAGGTAACGTGAAACGAATTGGAGATTATTCAAATCAAAATAGTAGTTGGAAATCAGAAGTTATATTAAAGCCTAGATTACATTCTAGTGGATATTTAAAAGTTATGCTTTCAGTTAATAATAAACATTATGATAGATATATTCACAGGTTAGTAGCAACTGAATTTTGTAAAAATCATAACCAGTTAAAATATAAAGAAGTTAATCACATTGATGGTAATAAGACCAATAATAACTCTGATAATTTAGAATGGTGTGATAGATCTTACAATAATAAACATGCTTATGTTAAAGGATTACATACGGTACATGGTTGTTATGGGATAAAAAAGAAAGTTGCACAAATAGATATGAACACAAATATTGTTTTAAATATTTTTAATTCTGTAGAAGAAGCATCTAAAACCGTTGGATTAAAAAGATATGCTAATATTTCAGCTTGTTGTGGCTTTCAAGACCATCCAAATAAGTATAAGCGTCCTGTATTATCTGTTAAAGGTTTTAAATGGTGTTATGCAACAGAAAAAATGAAAATTGGAGATGTAATATGATTTCACTAGAAATTCCAGTAGAGAAAATCCCTTATGTTAGAACTATTGAGGGACGAAAGTTTAAAGCAGGTAAATGGGAATTTCCAGATTCCGCATTGCCAAAACTACAACAATATGGATTAGTTTCTTTTGATATTAAGGTAAAAGAAAAGGAGATTGTTCAATATGAACTTTCTCCTCACCTTAGAAAATATCAAAGTGACATTGTGAATAAAGCATTAAACGAAGAATGTTATGGTATTTTTGCAGATACAGGAACAGGTAAGACAATAATTGGATTAGAGATTGCTAAACATTATGGAAAAGCTTTGATTCTTTGTCCATTATCTGTCATAGAAACTGCATGGATTGATGATTGTAAAAGCTTTTATCCAGAATTAAAAATTGTAAACTGTTGGGGGAATACAAAGAAAGATAGATTAAAAGCATTAAATAGTGAATCAAACATTTATGTAATGAATTATGAGAGTTTTAAAATTCTCAAAAAACAGATTTTTAATATGGATTTTCAATGTGTAATTATTGACGAAAGTCAAGTAATGAAAAATATGACCGCACAAATTACAAATGAATTATTGCAGTTGATTGATGTTATTCCTCATAGATTTGTTCTTAGTGGAACTCCCACACCTAATCACAACTCAGAAATTTTTCCACAAATGAAATTTGTTGATGCTGAAATATTTGGTAACAATTTTTATGGTTTCCAGGCAAAATATTTTCATCAACAAATGGACAATCCTCACGTATGGTATCAAACAGAAGAAGATAAAGAAGCTTATTTTAATAGACTTAAAACTAAATCTGTGTTCCTCAAAAAAGAAGATTGTGTTGATTTACCACCAAAGGTATTTGAAGTAAAAATATTTGAAATGGATAAAGAACAAGATAAACATTATAAAAATATGATCAAAAATATTCAAGACAACATTAACGAATGGTCAAAATTTGAATTTACAGCAAAATTGATGAAACTTCGTGAGATTGTAAGTGGATTTGTAATAAATAAGGATAATACTATTTCTGATTTTGATACGAATAAAGATAAATTATTAGAGGATTCACTTCAGGAAATCGGTGATAAACCTGTTATTATTTGGTGTCAATTCCAACATGAAATTGATCGTCTAGTAGAGAAATATAACGGTGTAGCTCTTACGTCTAAAACAAATAATCGTGATGATATTATTCGGAAATTTAAAAATAACAAAATTAAGAGGTTATTTACGCATCCTAAACTTTTAGGTAAAGGATTAACATTTACAAATTGTACTTACAACATCTATTATTCATTAAGTTTTAGTTATGAAGAGTTTCGTCAAAGTCAAGATCGTATTCATCGTATTGGTCAGAATAATAAATGCACATATATTATTTTACAAGGTAAAAATACTATTGATGAAAAAATATATAAATGTTTGCAACGAAAAGAAAATGCAGTTAATGAGTTGTATTTAGAGATGGGATTAAAAGTAAATCAAAATGGAGGGAAAAATAGTGAAAAATAGCGAAATATTAATGAAATATCTAAGGATATTACAAACACAAATTCAAGATATTGGTAATACTTTACATGATTTTGAAACAGAATTATATAAAGAAAAAGGTGAAAATAATTATGAAAAAATGCTACCATGCCCATTTTGTGGAAATGAAAATGTTGAACTTACCTGTTCCATAGATAAAAGAGATGGTGAACCTATAAAATACATAAAATGTAATTTTTGCGGTGGACAAAGTATTCCTCTTAAAGGTATATGTACAAATGACGCTATAAAAATATGGAATAAAAGAGAAGAGGTAAAATGATGAAAAAAGAAAGAATGGACACTGTTTTAGAAGTTTGGAAAGATTGGTACATTAACATGCCGGATAAAAGAAATGAAGATGACAAAGAAGCTCAAATTATTCAGATGGAACATGGAAATAATGACATGTATATTGTTGAAGTTTTAAGAAAATTTTGAGGTAAATGTATGAGTCATATAGGTGATAAAACAAATTTACAACAACCAAGTACAGAATGTCTATGTTGCAAGTATTGGATTAATTTAACAATACTGCATGGAAGACTTCAAATTGGAGGATACTGTAAATTAGGATATTGTAAAGTGTGTCGTAAAAGTTTAAAAGAGAAAAATAAATGATATGGAAATATATGTAAGAATGAAAAATAAGGAGGATTCACTTTGAAAGTTACAGTAACAAGTATTACAGGATTTTATGAAGCATTTGTATCTATGTTTATGAGTAAAAGAACATGGACACCAGATCTCGATAAAGAAATTCATGAAGTATGTAAAAGGGTTCTTGATAATGATGGGAAGTTGAATGATTTTCGAAAGCAAGAAAGCATTGAAAAATTTAATAAATGGCTTGATATGTTACTTCGCATGGGGAAAAGACATATTACTGTTTTGAGGTACATTGATATTACAATTATGACAGAAGGATTACATAGAGCTGGACAGGATGACATTGATGCCCATGTTAAACGTTTTGAAAATAGAATTATTAGAAGTAGTACACGTTTGGCAACCTTTAAAGAAGGAGAAATGTCTAGTTTCTATGATGGTAAAATTCTCACTGACGGTCAAGCTTGTAAAATTCTTGGTTTTGATTTACCTGATAAAATTAAACATAATGGAAAAGAGTATGTCAAATCCACAAATGGTTATGTATTAAAAGAATATGAAAATAGTAAGGATGTAAAACGAGGGCTTTATATGTTAAGTATTCCAAGTAACTTTATATCTAAAATTAACTTATGTGAATGGGGACATGTGTTTAGGGAACGTTGTGTAGATGGAGGAGCTAATCCAGAAGTCAAAGAATGGGCAGAACAGGTTATGATGCAAATTACAAATTTTCACAAAAAAATTACAAGAGATTATGTTTTATCAATTCAAAATTAAATCCACTTAAAATGAGGAGAAAACAAATGGAAGAAGTAATTAAAATCTTTAATCAAATTCAAAACACAAGTAGTACAAATGTTAAAAAGACTATTATCGCAGCTAACAAAGATAATGAATTATTCAAAAAATGTTTAATGTTTTTGCTTGATTCCAATATTGTTACTGGTATTAGTGATAAAAAATTAAACAAAGAGTGTTATATTCTTGGATATGATCATTGTAATTCATTCGATATGTTAATGGAATATTTAAAAAATAATAATACAGGATGTGATTATGATATAAGAACAGTTATAGCCTTTATTGATAATCAACCAGAAGAATATCGAGAATTTTACAGACAGATGATTACAAAGAAGTTTCGTCTTGGTTGTGATAAAAAAGTAGTAAATAGTGTAATTCATGATTTAATTCCATCATGGGATGTACAACAAGCATATCCTATTTCTGAGAAAAACGAACCTAAAAAAGATGAATTATTTTTTCTTTCTCAGAAATTAAATGGTGTTAATTGTAGTTATTATAAAGGAAAGTTAATTAGCAGACAGGGTAAACCATTTACGGGTTTTGATCATATTATTAAAGATATTGAGAGATTATCAAAACATGAAAACTTTATGTTTAATGGGGAATTAATTCGTAAAAATTATGATAATCTTTCAGATAATGACAATTTTCAGATTGGAACCGGTATTATCAATTCTGATGATTCTGATAAATCTTGTATCAAATTTGTAATCTATGAGTGTATCCCAAACGAAGAATTTAAAAATGGTGAGAGTAAATTAAAATATAAAGCTCGTAGAGAACAAGTTTTAAATCCATTAACTACAGAAATTTCTCGTTTAAATACAGATAATCTTGAAGTTGTACCTATTGTATATGAAGGGACAGATAAATCTGTTATTGAATTATTACTTGATAAAGCTGATAAAGACGGATGGGAAGGTTTAATGCTTAATAAAGACACCAAATGGAAAAACAAGCGTAACAATGGAATTCTTAAAATTAAGACGTTTAAATATGCCGATATTCGTTGTATCAACGTTGTTGAAGGTGATGGTAAATACAAAGGTACCCTTGGACTTATTAAATGTGATTATAAAGGGCATGAACTTGGCGTAGGTTCTGGTTTTACAGATGAACAGAGAAATTATTATTGGAATTATCCCAATGAAATTATCGGAAAAATTGTACAAATTAAGTTCAAGGGTGAAACAAAAAATAAAAATGGTGGAATTTCGGTTCAGTTCCCTATTTTTGAAATCGTAAGAAATGATAAATCTGAACCTTCTTATAACTGATTTACAGATAATAAAACACATATAACAAAGGAGAATACATATATGAGAGTAAAAATCAAACTTAATAATGTACAGGATGCTATCCTGTTTGTAACAACATGTAGTACATATGATTGTGACATTGACTATATGTATGATGAACGTTATATTCTTGATGCAAAGTCACTTGTAAGTGTTATTGGTGCAGGACTTGAACGTATTTGTGATGTAAAAGTTAATACAGATAATGAAAATATTATGAAATCTTTTCTTAAAGATGTAAAAATGTGGATACATGAAGATAAAGGAGATAAATAATGAGTCATAAAGTATTTTGTATTATTGGTAGGTCTGCTTCTGGCAAATCTACCATAACAAAAAATGTTGCAAATAAATTAGGTATGAAAATTTTGAAGTCATACACAACCAGAACAATGAGAAAAGAAGAAACGTTTGATAATTCGGATCATGTTTTTATTACAAATAAAGAAGTTGATTTATATAGAAATAATATGATTGCTTATACTGAGCGTTCTGGATATTGCAGTTTTGCTACAAAACAACAGATACTTGAATCTGATTTTTATATTATTAATCCTGATGGATACAATGAATTAAAACAAAATATAAAAGATCTAAACATTGAACTTATTCCGGTATATATCAAAATTCCTTATTCTGAAAATGTAAAAAGAGCAAAAGAACGAGGAGATTATGATTCTTGGTTGGAGAATTACAAAAAAGAAAATATTGAATTCTCAGACTACGAAAAACATGGTGATATTTACTATTATGTTTTAAATATCGGAACTGTTGAAGAATCAACTAATAAATTAATTAATATTGTTGTGAAAGAGAGAAATAGAAATGTATAAGAATGACATCAAAAGTATTATGATTGATTTTGATGGTACGGTAGTTAATACAATAAAGGCGATATGCGAATTATATAATGAAGATTTTGCATACTATAAAAATTTTAAGCAAGTTAAATGGATAGATATTAACACCTATGATTTTAAAGAATGTAAAAAAGCATCATTAAAACAAATTCATACATATTTCAATCAACCAAGATTTTTTGAAAAACTAGAGTTTATGGCAAACTCATGTGAAACAATTCACAAGCTTTGTTCTATATATAAAGTATATTTTGTTAGTATTGGAACCTACCCAAATCTTACATTAAAGTCAAAATTTCTTGAAGAAAATTTTCCAAAATCATATTTTATTCCAATCAATTCAAAAAAATATCCAGATAAAGCACATGTTAATATGAAAGATTCTATTTTAATTGATGATGAAGAAAGGCATTTATTCTCTTGTAATGCGAAAGATTCTATTTGTTTTGGAGAAACTTATCCTTGGAATGAAAATTGGAAGGGAAAAAGAATGGATTGGAAAGAAATTTCTGAATACTTACTATGAAAGAGGTGACGAAAAATATAGTGAATTGGAATTATATCAGAAATAGTCGTGAACTTATCAAAACTTTAAAACAAATGGAAGAAAATTTCATTACAGTCGAAGCTGACGGAAGAGAATATATTATTGATAAAGTTACACGAAAACCAAATTATTCAAACTCATTGTCTACACATATTTGTCTTGTGTGTAGAGATGGTGGACAAGGAGAAGTAAAAAGATGAATGAAATTTTTACAAAACATAATACATTAACAAAAGCAGAAAAGAAACTTATCATTGAAATGATTTGTAATACTCAGACACATAAAATTATTAAAGATCCATCTGCTTATGAGACAGATAAGTATAAGAAATTAGAAGCTCTTAAAATTAAAATTAAAGATATGCCGGAGGTGATTCCATGCCAAATATAACTATGTGCAGTAGTGAGAATTGTACAGAAAAAGATAGCTGTTATAGAGCAAGAGCTGAACCTGAAAGTTCTCAGACTTGGTGGAATTTTGAATATAATTGTAACGAGAATAATGGTTTTGAGCATTTTATTAAATGTGATAACAGAGATAGTTACGAACGATTGAAGAGTATTCAAAGATCGTTGTCTGCATTATCAAAAGATCTCGATGAACAATATAGCAAAATGCGTCAAGAATGTATGGAAGAAATCAACAAAGATAGAAAAGAATACATAGTCAAGAAAACTGAAATGTATTCACTCTATAAAAAGCTTGAAGAACATTATTCAATGCGAATGACATGGATTAAAAATAAATTACCGTGGTATATTACAAAATTCCATAAGATCTCAAGTACAGAAATGTTTTTTAAGGATACAACTATTTTTATTGGTGTGAATTTTGGAAAATCTCAGAAAGCAAATTGTTACATTCAAATCACTCCAATAGATATCGGATGGAAATGAATAATTTACGAATATGAAAATAGAGAGGTGATATTTTGTATAATGTAATAAAAAAAGATGGAACACTTGAAGAATACAATGAACAAAAAATTATCAATGCTTGTAATAAAGCTGCTAGAAGAGCAATGTATGAATTTACAAATGATGATTACGTGAAAATTTTAAATGATGTATTTGTAAAAATTCAAGAAAATTACGAGGATGACTCAAATATTGAAATTTATGATATGCATAATATCGTAGAATCTGTTCTTGAAGAAGATTTTCCTGTTGTTGCAAAAATGTATAAAGAATATCGAAATTACAAAAAAGATTTTGTTCATATGATGGACAAAGTGTATGAACGAAGTCAAACAATCAGATACATTGGTGACAAAAGTAATGCAAATACAGATTCGACTTTGGTTGCAACAAAGAGAAGTCTTATTTATAACGAATTGAGTAGTGAATTATATAAGAAATTCTTTTTAACGCATAATGAAAAACAAGCTGCGAAAGATGGATACATTTACATTCATGACAGAAGTGCAAGACTTGATACATTTAATTGTTGTTTGGCGAACATCGGTAATGTTATGAAAAACGGATTTGAGATGGGAAATATTTGGTACAATGAACCAAACTGTCTTGATACAGCATTTGATGTTATGGGTGATATTATTCTTAGTACGGCGGCACAACAGTACGGTTGCCTTATTTAGCCGTAGTAAAACTCGCTTAACGGATTGATTATCCGGTGTAATTGGTTAAAACAATTGCTAACGGTATCAGCGAAATAAGACTTCCTATTGAGAGCAAACCGATAATAGGACATTTAAAGCCCATAGACGAATAAGCTGACTAAGAGAGCCTAAACCTGAAAGGGTGAGATAAAGGTAATACCGTGCTAAATTTGTTATCAGTCATTATTAACAATATGAAAGAAATTAAAAAAGAGAATTGGAAAGACATACCAGGATACGAAGGTATATATCAATGTTCAACATATGGAAATGTGAGAAGTTTAGACAGATACATACAAGGACATTCTGGAAAATCTCAATTTAAAAAAGGTCAAGATATTATACCAAGAAAAAATAAAAATGGATATTTGCAATTTGCTTTAAACAAAGATTCTGAAAGAAAGATGGTCTATGTACACACAATTATCGCAGAAACATTTTTAGAAAAGGACGATCTTTGCAAATGCACTGTAAATCATAAAGATGGCAATAAAATAAACAACAGTGTAGATAATTTAGAATGGTGCAGTTATTCTCAAAATAACAAACATGCATACGATGAATTACATAGAAATTCATCGAAAGAAGGAGCAAGAAGAAAAGAAATATATTTTATTGACACAAAAACAAAATCAATGAAATATTATGAATCTATAGCTGAAGCATCAAGATCAATAAAATTATCCCACACTCAAATAAATAGATATATACATAATAATAAGAAATGGAAAGGAAGGTATATTATATTGACTGATAATAATAAAGGTGTAGAGGACATCGAAAAGGTATCATGATACAAAAGCTAGTATTATGAAAGTAACTTAGTAGAGTATGTATGATTTAATCACATACAGAAAGAGCGAGAATGTTTAGCAAACATTAATATATGTTCCTGCTGGATAAAACGTAAGAATGTAGAAATACATGTACCAGTAGGGTTTCACCGTGCCAGAAGTAGACAAGATTTTAGAACCATATGCAGAGAAAAGTTATAATAAATATTTTAATGAATATTTAGAAATTTGTGAAGATGTAAATGGTATTATTCCAGAAGTAATGGATTATAGATGTGAAAAAGCATGTGAATATGCTACTGAAAAAGTGGAACGTGACTTTGAACAGGGATGGCAGGGGATCGAGTATAAGTTAAATACCGTCGGTTCATCCAGAGGTGATTATCCGTTTGTAACAATGACTATAGGACTTGCAACAAGTAAATTTGGTAAAATGGCTGCAATTACATTATTAAATGTTCATAAAGAAGGTCAAGGGAAAGAAGGATTTAAAAAACCTGTATTATTTCCTAAAATTGTATTCTTATATGATAAAGAGTTGCACGGAGATGGTTCTGAACGATATCCAAGTGCAGATGTATTTAATGCTGGTATTGAATGTAGCAGTAAAACTATGTATCCAGATTGGCTGTCATTGACAGGAAAAGGATACGTTGCGGAAATGTATAAGAAATATAAAAAAGTGGTTAGTCCTATGGGTAAGTGCAAATCAGCCCATGTAAAACGGCATTAAACTGTTGCTTAACAGGTGTGGTCAATTTCGACTGCTAACAGATAGGTCTATAGAAGAAGAAATTCGATTGTACTATAGATGAAGCTGTGCCTTTATTTATTTAGAGGTTAATCGACTATCGGCGATGAGTGTAACCGAGTAGGAGCAGAGATAAGCACTGTTCCAAAAGATGCCGCCTGTTGATGAGACTTAGGACATCTCGGAGGGAAAAGCTAGTCAGTGCGTATGGTGACATACGATAAACATGTGTAGAGCATTTCTATCACCTTGGTATGAACGTGGTGGTATGCATCCAGAAGATGAAAATGATAAACCAGTATTCGAAGGAAGATTTAACTTGGGTAGACTTTAAATGCCCCCTCATATGGTGACATATGTTGAATAACCTCGTGAACCTATAGATATAGGGTGTACATTACACGTTTAGGAATTGTAGGAAATGACAATTAAGTAATGTGCTAACAGGGAAAGTATAAACACCAATCCTGTGTGAAGCATCAATTTTTCTCCTATATTTTAACAGGAGGAATACACACATGAAAGAAGAATTTGTATTAAATAATATAATTTACAAACAAACTATTTTCCAAGGATATTATATTACAATAGATGGAGATATTGCACAAATTAAATTTGATGAAGATAATAGACTAAAAAGTTTCTTTTTAATGAGACAAGAAATAACAAAAGATGGATATAGTAGAGTTGAAATTAATCATAAACACTATTTGATTCATAGGTTGGTATATCAAACGTGGAGTAAAGATGAATTACGAAATGATTTGGTTATTGATCACCTTGACGCAAATCCACAAAATAATCATATAAACAATTTAAGACAGGTCAGCCAATGGATGAATGTTCAAAATGGTATATGTCATGGGAATTTTGGACACAATGGCAATACTAAAATCGAAGTGTTAAATAATGAAACAGGAGAACAAAAAATATATAATTCTATAAAAGATTTTTATATAGATATAAACGCTCCGCAATACATTATTAACAATGGTGGACTTGGGATGTTAAATAAACGAAAAGAATATAAAAGTATACTTGGAGAAAAATTGATGAACATTAATCGACTATCGAAATGGCAATTTATAAAATTGGAACAAAGTAGAGTACATATAATATGTAATGGTTATATGGAAGTGCGAGGCAACTTTAAAGTTTCAGATGTAAAAGTTGATGATATAGTCAGCACCATTTATCAAAGTGGTGTGGTTGTGAGTTTACATCTTCCTATGATTCTCGCTAAAGCAAGAAGAGAATCTAAAGATTTTTATGAAGTTCTTAATTATTATCTTGAAATGATCCGTAATCTTCATAAACGAACGTATGATTATATTGGTGAATTAAGAGCTAGTGTAAATCCTGTAATGTTTTGTGAAGGTGGAGCTTATGGTGGACATTTAAAACCGGACGAAAAAATAAAATCCATTCTTCCACCAATGACAATAAGTTACGGAATTACTGCTTTGAACGAACTGCAAG